AGCTAACAAAAATAAAAAAATATTTTTAAATAAAAGAATTATTTTGATTTATTTACAAAAAGAAAACCCCCAAAGTATAAGAACTCAGAGGGTTTTCACAGCAAACAAGGAAAAGAAAAAAGTTTAAAAAGTTACTTTAAATGTACTTGATTGATCATCATTTTGATTTGGTATATGCAAAATAACTTCATAAGAGTTTCGTTTTATATTGTAATTCATTGAGTCAATATAACAACTAACTGGTTCCCTTAAAACTCCAGATCCAAAATTAATCCAAACTTTATTATTTAATCCGAAAGGATCTTGTAATAAATTATATAAATTGCCTTCATATCTAATTAAATGCGATCTGTAATCGTTTATAACTTGTTGAGTTATAATTTCATCCAGTGATTTAACAAAACTTGCATTGTCATCCCTAGGGCGAATAAACTCCGTAACTTGTATATTGTTATAATTATTGTTTGATAGTTGGATGTCAGATAAATCTAAAACACCGCTTAAATTGCTGCCAGTTGATCTAACTCTTTGATATTCAAAACCATCAATTGAAGCATAAAAATTAGATCTTCTATTGTTTTCTAATCTTTGATAAAAAAGCTCAATATTATCATAATAAATACCATTTAAGCCGCCAGAAATTTGTGTATAAGGTTCAAATAAATCAATAGTTAAATCACCAGTAACTGGAAATGATGGTAAATCAAAAGTAAATTTTTCCCAGCTGTTTGCTGATTGAGCTGGCTGAATGTTAGTTATATCGCTTGTTATCCAGGTTTCATCACTAGCTCTATAATAATAATTTTGAGTAGCTCCAGGACCAGTTTCTGCTAAATGCAATCTAAATCTAAAACTCGTGTTGCCTACATTAGAATTGGCATCCATATAGCTATTTACAACAAATTTATAAGCTAAATTTGTGCTATTGCTGACCCCAATTACTTTAGATAATGTTTTTCTTGTGCCAGTTTCATTAGTTTGTGTTTGAGTATTTTCAAAACTTTTATTTCCTTGTTGAGCAAAAGCAGTTGAAATAACGCCTGGTGATGTTGTACCAGTGGATGTATAAGTTGTCCAACCAGCTAAATCATTTTCAAAACCAGCATTTATAATATAATTAGTGCTTAAAAACTGAGATGTTTGATGCTTAATATTAAATTGGTTTAATGGTCGTAAATATTCTTTAGTTAAACTGTTGTTTATTGGCTGCAAATTACTAGGCACTTGTTTTAAAGCGTCTATTGTAATTGTTGATTGATAAACTCCGTTGTAATTATATATTACATATTTTATTAATTCAGTTCCGTTTGCCACCAAACTCGCTGTTTCTGCTGCTCTAATTCCAGTTGGCACAGTTCCGCTTTGTGCTGTGACAGCACTAGCATCTTTTATGCTTTGTGCTGAATAGCTTGAATTATTAATTATATACCATCTTCCAAAAGATTGAAAAATTCTAGCATTAGTAATTTTTAATATTTGTTCTAAAACAAATTTTGCGTTATTAATATTGTATTTATCTTTTTGTAATGTATAAGGTGAAATATTTATTGTATCATAAACGGAATAAAGAGTGGATTGAGGATTTCTAATAAAAATATCTTGACTAACATAAATATCAAGCTCAAGATCTAAATTGTTTAAGCAATTAGTGATCCAATATCTAGCAGTTTGAATTGATGCTGATGCTGTATCCAATGGCATATCATAAGCATCTAATGTGCCAATACCATCATAAGCAGTCAATGTAATTGGATATGGTGTGGATGTAATTGCTTCTTTAAATTGATCAACAACAAGCCATCCAATCCAATAAATTTGATAATTATTTGATGAATCTTTATAATATATTTTAACCTGGTATTCTCTTTCATCCGCTTCATAAAAATCATCATAAGAAACAGAATCTGTAACAAAAAAATTAAGAGTGCATTGAGATCCTTTTATAGGATTATAAAAATCGTCATCACCCTCCCAACTAATTACACATGGCTCATCGGTTCCGATAATAGGATTAACAGTGCCAGAATAATTGTTTTTTAATATCTCAATTTTTTTGCCATTTTCTAAATCATCAGAAAATTCTAATCTGTATTTGATTCCGTATGCCATTATATAACTCTGTTTCTGTTTCTGCCAGCTCTTTGTAATGCAACGACTAAATCTTGCCCTTTTAATGTAAATTGACCGCCTACTTGCACTGTTGATGAACCTCTGTCACCAATCATGTTTTTAAGTTTATCAAGTGGTGCAATAACCTCTGGATTGCTTCTGGCACCAGGATATTCACCCATTAATCCTAATGTTGGTGAACTAACGATACCACCTTTAGCAAATTCCTTTGGTCCGCTTTTACCCATTCCTTGACCTATTTTTGCTGATTGTGATTGAAAAATTGAACCTAAAGCCACTAATGCAATACCAGCTGCAATAGCAACAAAAGGATTTAAACTTGTTAATGCCTTTTTAATACCTTCTAATGCGATTCCTATTCCAATTGCCATTTTACCTATCTGCATTGCAACACCACCCAATGTGCCTAACAAAACAGCTCCTAATTGTTGACCTAAATTGCCACCAGTTGAAATGGCGTTGCCTAATGCTTCGCCAATACCAACAGCTAAATTTTCCAAACCACCCTCAAAAACACTACCTAGTTCTTGATTAAACATATCAGCATTGTTTAAATACTCTCTTTGGCTTTCGGTTAAAAGTGTTTTAGTTTCAGTTAATTTACCTTGTAATAATATATTTCCATTACCTATGCTGTTTGCTAATGCAGTCGCTGGATCCATACCAGTTTGGGCAACACCTACAATTGGTTCAAATGTCCTTTTGTTACCTAAACCAGAGTTCACAGTTCCGACTTTACCCCTAGCTTGAGCATTGCTGTTATTTTCAAATGCAATTGTGTTTTTGTCTAAAGCAATTGTTTCTTTATCTTTTGAATCAATATTGTTTTTTGTTTCCTCATCTAGTTTTCTCTGTGCCTCAGCTTGATCAGCTAATTGTAAAGCCGCAAACTTAGACATTGAGCCACCAGATTTTAACATATTTTTAAACGTCTGCCATTTACTAATAAGGGGTGCCATTTTGTTTGCCATAATTACTATGTAACCAGTCAAAGCCACAATAGCTGTTGCAATTGCTACAAACGGATTAGCCATCATTGCTACTGTTAATGCAATAAATTTAGCTTTTACTAACACTAAAACTGGTGCTATTGCAGCAAAACCAGTCATTGCAATACCAATTAAACTAGACATTGCTCCAATTGCTATTAGTGCTGGTCCTATTGCAGCCACTAATAATGCAACAACAACAATAATTTTTTTAGTATTGTCGCTTAAACCCTTAAATTTTTTAATAAGAGTATTGGCAAATTTTACAATTTTAGTAAAAGCTGGTAATAATACTTGACCAATTTCAACCCCTAATTCTTTCATGCCCTCTGTAAATATTCTCATTTGATTGGCAGCTCCTTCTTGTGTTCTTTTAAAATCACCTTGAGCGTTACCAGTTTGAGACAAGATATATTGATACCTTAATGTTACTTTTTCAGCTTGTGTCATGTTTTTGATATTCGTTTGAATACCTTGATCTAATGCAAAAAACTTTAGATTTGCCTCAGTCATTACAATACCTAACTTTTTAAGAGTTTCTGTTTCACCAGTAAAAACACCAGCTAAAGCAGTTGTTGCTTGTTCAATACCAATATTCTTAAAAGATGCTAAATCACCAGCTAAACCAACCATTGATGTACTTAATTCAGCTGCTTTTTGAGTAGATAAACCCATTGATGTTGACATATCACCAAACATCGCTGCCATGTCTAAAGCGGATCCCTCAGCAATTCCAAATTCATCTAGTGTTGTCTTAGCAAATTCCCTAACAGCATTTGATGATTTTCCAAATGCAACATCAACTTTATTTAATGATTCCTGAAAATCACTAGCCAGTTTTATTGATGCTCCAGCTGCTAAAGCAATTGGCAAAGTTAATTTTAATGATAAATCCTTGCCTATTTTAGTTGCTGATTTTCCAAATGCTTTTAGTTTTGAACTTGCCTTGTTTAATGATGCATTTAATTTTGAAGCATCGCCAATAAGATTTACTCTTAAATCATTACTCATAAGTAAATTTTTATGTAAAAATACAAAAAAAATAAGCCATATATTTTTATGACTTTTTATTTTCTAATAACTTCTTAAATGCAATTAAATCTTCTTTAGTTGATTTTGGTTTACCCCTTTCTAAATAGACATCTTGAGGCAATGGAAATAATTTATCTGGTGTGATCATTTGTCCTCTTTTTTGACAATTTACATTATATAGCATTGCTGCAACATATCTTGTACGTTCCCATTCTAAGTTAGATTTAATCATATAAGATTCACCCATTAGATGATTTTCTTTCCAAGTGTTTTTCCAAAAAGTATCTGGATGAATCCCAGCTTGACCAATATAAAAATCTAGTAAACTGTCGAATGTCAGCTGGGAATTTACTTTCCCTCTTTAGTTTTTTTTGTAGTTTTTTTGATATTTCTAGCAACACCCATATTAAGATCATTGCCCAGGATCCTGGATTCCATCATTGATCCAATTATATCAGTAAAAGATTCTGTTTTTAAATCTTCTAACCAAACACCGACTTTAAATATATTGTAATCAATTTCGTTGTCTTGTTCTTGATCGTGTGCTTTTAATCCAGAATAAATCAATGCTCTTATAGTACTTAAAGAAATACCATCAGTAAATACATCACCAATTTTTTCAATTGATATATTCATTTCATCAGTAAAGTTGCTCCAGAAATTCATTGAAAAATGCATAGTTCGCATTTTACCGCCTATTTTTAAGGTATAGTAACCCCTTCTTTTGTTTGCCATAATGTTAGTGTATAATTAATGGGTATAGTTCCTTAATCTATACCCATATTTTAATTTATAATATTATATTACTTATACGTTTGTTTCTTTTGTGATAGCACCAGTAACTGTAATTGAACCAGAATAACTCACTGGCGATTCCATTTCTGCACTCATTTCAATTGATGATAAAAACCCTTCACCTTTGTAAATGTCGTCTCCTAAAGCATCTGTACCAAATGTCCAATCAATTTTTGTTCTATCCAAAAGCAAATCAGCCGCTTCAATAGCGTTGTTTGCATCGTCATAAGCAACTAAACCTTCAAAACTAATTTCACCACTTTTAACACCAGCAATAACTTCTTGAAAACCAGCACTATCTTTAGTAGTTGCCTCAGGCAAATCATTAGATAATGAAAGTGAACAAGATGTTGAATGTCCTATTGCAGCGACAGCAGATCCATCAGCAGCAAATTTAAGTAATAAGTTCGTTCCGTTAAAAACTCCAGCAGTAGCCATAATTTATATTTTTATAATTAATCTTTTACAAATATACAAATAAAAAATTTATACATCTTCCCAGTTTGTTGCAATATCTTCCCACTTTTCAAAGATGTTTTCCCAGGTTCTGCCCTCGCTTGGATCTGTTACTGTAAAAATTCCAGTTAAATTAATTTCTAAATTAAAACTAGTGGCATTTTCAAATTCAGCTGTTTCATCTATAGTGCTGATATAACCTTCACCCCTAACAATTAATCTAGGGTTTACAGTGTCTTTAAAAAAGAATGTTGCTTTTTGCTTAGTTATAAGCATATCAGCCAAATCATTAAAACTTAATGTATCAGAATAATCAGTTAAACATTCACAGCTTATAGTGCCGCTTTTTACGCCAGGAATAACCTCTTTCCAGCCACCACTTTCTTTTGTGGTTGATTCTGGTAAATCAAGGTTAATGTTAAAATTAGTGT